AATTTGCCGATTTAGTCGTTGAAATTGTAAAGAAGCCGGAATTCAAGGATTTTTTCTCGGTTGTTTCAAAGTTGTTCAAATCGGAGAAGTAAAAGTTATGGACTTGCTGTTTTCAAAATATGCAAGTCCTTTCCTTTTGCTTGACAGCTTTATTTCTGCGGGGCGATTTTGCGATTTCATTCTTAAATTCATTGACATTGAAAACGAAAAAACAATGTGGGAATTCTATCTGCACAAGGTATATGATATGAGCTACGATGATTTCAGAAAATCGTGCTCCCGCGAAATAAAACCCGAAACGACAGACGAAGAAGTTGAAGGAACAATTTTGGAATCTCAATCCATACTGAATGGGTTTAATCCTCAAAGATAAGGGGGTGAATCATGGAATTATTTAAATTAATCGGTCGTGTAGCAGTCGAAGGAACAGAAGAAACGGAATCCGATATAAGAGGTGTTACCGAAGAAGCGGAAGGATCATCCAACAGAATAATCGAAGCTTTTAAGAAAATCGGAACTGCGGTTACAACATATTTTGCAATTGATAAAATCATTGATTTTGGTAAAGCTACAGTTTCAGCGGCGGCAGAAGTAGCGGCGGAAGATGCGGCGTTTACTCAGATTATGGGTGATTATTCGAATGAAGCGGCTAAAAAGGTTGGGAAAATAGCGGATGCAACGGGAACAGTCGCTTCTCGTCTAACTCCGTATATGACTTCAATGTCAGCTAAATTCAAAGGCTTGGGATATGATGTTGAAGACGCAACGGACTATGCTTCACGAGGTTTAAATCTCGCAGTTGATGCGGCGGCATTCTGGGATAAGTCGCTTGATGAATCAATGGGACATCTGAATTCATTCATCAACGGTTCTTACGAAGGCGGCGAAGCAATCGGTTTATTTGCGAATGATACTCAAATGGCGGCATACGCAGTAAAAACAGGACTGATTGATGAAACAAAAGAATGGTCAAGCCTTGAAGAATCAATAAAACAGGCAACACGTCTTGAATACGCTGAAAATATGTTTTCAATGTCCGGTGCTACAGGGCAGGCGGCGAAAGAATCCAAAGAATACGCAAATGTACAAGCAAATTTGACCGAAAAATGGAGACAGTTTCAAGCGACAGTAGGCGAACCGATTCTTCAAAATATCGTTCTTCCTGCAATGGATAAGTTATCTTCTTTTCTCGACATTGCGTCAGAAAAAGTCACGGGGCTGCTTGACGTAATGGGAGATATCGGGGAATTTTGGAGAGAGGTTTATCAACCTGCAATTGAAATCGGGGTGCTTGAACCGCTTAAAAATCTATTTCAGACATTAGGCGAAATACTTTTTCCGATGGATGATTTCAAAAGCAAAATGTCGGATAACGTTGAACCGATGGATTTATTCCGCGAAGCGTCATGGAAAATCGAAGAAACGTTATATTCTCTCGGTGAAAAAATTGAATCTTTCACGGAATGGCTTAAAGAGAATCCGGGAAAAGTCAAAGCTATAACTTCTGTAATTATCGGACTGACTACAGCAATAGCGGCGTATAAAACGGTATTAATTGCAATAGATACTTGGCACAAAGTTGTTGCAATCAGCACTAAAGCCGTAGCAATTGCTCAGGGACTTCTAAACGCCGCAATGAGTGCAAATCCGGTAGGATTAGTTATAGCGGCAATAGCAGGACTTGTGGCGGCATTTGTTTATCTATGGAACAACTGTGAAGGATTTCGCGAATTTTGGATTAACCTCTGGGAAATGATTAAAACAGCGTTTGCGGCGTTTGTTGAATGGCTAAAAACGGCATTCTCTGCGATAGGAGAGTTTTTCTCCGAACTCTGGACAAATGTTGTCGAAGGATTCAATTCTTTTAAAGAATCAGTTGTCAACATTTTTGCGGGAATTAAAGACTTTTTTGTTGAACTCTGGTCGAATATTGTTGACGGATTCAATTCATTCAAGCAGTCGGTTGTTGATGTTTTTTCGGCTATAAAAGATTTCTTTGTTGAACTTTGGGATAACGTTGTTAATATTTTTACTACAGTATGGGAAACCATAAAAAATGTAGTGACGGTCGGAATAATGTTTATCGGTTCGATTTTGCAAGCGGCGTTCGATATCATAACTTTACCGTTCCGTTTTATCTGGGAAAACTGTAAAGAATATATCATTGAAGCATGGGAAGCTATTAAATCGACAGTGACTACAGCATTGGATGCGGTTAAAGATGCAATTACAACGGTGTTCAATGAGATTAAAGATTTCATAAATACTGTTTGGAATGCTATTGTCGACTTCTTAACTCCGATATTTGAAAAAATCAAAGAAACTGCAACAACGGTGTTCAATGCGATAAAAGATACGATAACAGAAGCGTTTACAGCAGTAAAAGATAAAATAACCGAAATCTGGGATAAAATTACCGAGTTTTTAACCTCGACATTCAATAAAATCAAAGAAGCGGTAACGAAAGTCTTTAATGAAATCAAAGAGATAATCACAAAAGTATTCACCGCAGTCAAGGATAAAGTAACCGAAATTTGGAACTCGATTAAGGACTTTATCACAAGAACAATAACTGCAATCAAAGACACTATAACAAGAATATTTAATGCGGTTAAAGATTTTATAACCTCTGTTTGGAATTCAATCAAAGACTTTATATCCAAAATAATTACGACTATTAAGGACACTGTTACAAAAATATTTGACGCTATAAAAACGGCTATAGAAAAGCCTATCAACGCAGTCAAAGAAACTGTTACGAGAGTTTTTAATGCAATAAAAGATGCGATAACAAAACCGATTGACGAAGCGAAAGAGCTTGTGAAAAAAGGACTTGACGCTATAAAAGGATTCTTTGATAAATTAAAAATCAAATTCCCCGATATTAAGCTTCCCCATTTTTCTATTAAGGGAAAGTTCAGTCTTGATCCGCCGTCCGTTCCGAAGCTGGCTATTGACTGGTACGCAAAAGGCGGTATTTTAACACAGCCGACAGCATTCGGAATTAATCCAAAGAACGGAAAATTACAGGTTGGCGGTGAAGCAGGGGACGAAGCAGTTGCTCCGATTTCGTTGTTGCTTGACTACATAAGAACCGCAGTGGGAGAACAAAACGCAGTTCTTGCAGAATCAATTGATAAATTAATTTCAATGCTTGCGGATTATCTGCCGGAGATTACAAACAGAATGAATCGTGATGTTGTACTTGATTCGGGTACACTTGTGGGTGAGCTTGCTCCGGTTATGGACATTCGACTTGGTGAAATCAGCAGATTGAGGGGAAGGGGAAAATAATGTACAGAAGCGTTAATTTTGATAATTATAACTCTTGGACGGATTTTTTCCTCATCCGCTCATCAAAAACAATATCGGCTCCCGAACCAAAGTATATTAAAGTCGAGGTTGAGGGGGCAGACGGAGAACTTGATTTGACGGAATACTTCGGGGACATCAAGTATAAAAATCGAAAGTTAAGTTTCACTTTTGTGGCTAAAGTTCGTGAAACTGAATTTCTTAATCTATTTTCAAGCATTCAAAACGCACTGCACGGAAGAAACATGAAAATTGTTCTTGAAGAAGATCCCGATTTTTATTATTTCGGACGTGTTACTGTTAATGAGTGGAAATCAAATAAAAACATCGGAGAAATAACGATTGAATGTGATGTTGAACCTTACAAGTACAGAACATACAAAAGCGTTTATACACTTGATTTAACAAAGAATACACGTTATATTTTTCCGAATTTAAGAAAAAAGGTCGTGCCTACGTTTACCGTTTCTGCTCCCACTCAAATTATTTTTGAAAACTCTACTTATTCTATCGGCGAAGAAGGAATGACCGATGAGCAGACATATATCATCCCCGAACTTGTTTTTGCCGCGGGAGACAACATCGTTAATTTTGTCGGAACCGGAACGGTCAAAGTCGAATATCAGGAAGGGGGACTGTAATTGTATAAGGTTTATTGTGATGATTATTTAATCTATGACACAAAGGTTGAAAGCTTAAAAATTTTCAGCGCAAAACTCGAACTTGAATTAAACAAAACAGGTTCGTTTGACTTTTCAATTTTCCCTTCACATCCGTATTTCGATAAGCTGAAACGTCTAAAGTCAATAATTACCGTATATCAGGATGATTATTTATTGTTTCGCGGACGCATTTTGAATGATGAACAGGGATTTTACAATGAAAAGCAAGTTTCTTGTGAAGGGGAGCTTGCTTTTTTATTGGATTCGGTGCAACGTCCGTATGATTTTTTATCTGGCGATAACTATACTACGGTTGAAAAATTATTTGCCTTTTACATCAATAACCACAATTCGCAGGTTGACGAAGCGCATAAATTCAAGGTCGGAAATATTACAGTCGAAGACCCTAACAATTATGTTGTGCGTTCCGATTCGCAGTATCTCACAACTTGGGAATCCATAAATCAAAAGCTGATAAATTCCTACGGCGGCTATTTGTGGGTACGACATGAAGCGGACGGAAACTATATTGACTACCTCGCGGACTTTGATACAGTAAGCTCTCAGACAGTCGAATTCGGAAAAAACCTTCTGTCTCTCAACAAAATTACAAAGGGTGAAGACATAGCAACGGCAATAATACCTCTCGGTGCGAAGTTACAAGACGAAGAAGGAAACGACACGGAATTTCGCTTGACAATATCTGACATAAATGAAGGTGTTGACTATGTTTACAACGATGAAGCAGTTAACGAATACGGGTGGATTTTTAAAACCGTTATTTGGGATGATGTAAATGTTCCCGTAAATCTGAAACGAAAAGCGGAAGAATATCTCTCGGATGCAATGAATCTTGTTGTCACAATTGAGCTTGACGCAGTTGACCTTTCCATGATGCATACAGAAATAAGCGCGTTCAAAATGGGAAATTACATTCGGGTTATCACCTCTCCCCACTCTCTGAATTCAAGTTTTCTTGTAAAAAAGCTGTCTATTGATTTACTGAATCCGCAGTCAAACAAGCTCACACTCGGAACGACATACTCCACTTTCACGGAGCAGACTTCCGGCAATAACAAAAGTGTTGAAGGTTTAATCGTACAGATTGAAAAAGTCAGCGCGGATTACACCTTGAACGAAGCAAAGCTGAACGAAATACAGTCTGCAATTGCTGATTTGACCGAAAAAATGACTTCTGAAATCACTCAAATGTCGGAGCAGATTATTTTGTCAGTCGATAAAAATGTTTATTTGAAGGAAGAAACAAACGAACTGATTTCTTACCTTGAAATATTACTCAGGCAGACAAAGAATGAATTTCAGTTTCAGTTGAATCAGGTCAACACGAGCATTCAAGACGTTGCACGATTCAATGAAATTTCAAAATACCTTCGATTTGATAACGGAAATATCATTCTCGGAAGCACCGGAAACGAATTTACTATGAAAATCGAAAACGATAAAATTTCATTTCTTAGCGGAGACAAAGAGCTTGCCTATTTTAAAAATCAA